TTGCCATGCAGCCAAACAAATATCAGCGTTTCCACAAATTTTGGTTGGGATGCCGCGCCAGGCACCAATTCTTTACCGGCAATATGGGCAACCCTTTGATATCAGCGCCTATTAGGGGAGACGATGGGCAGACGACGCAATCTTGAATACGAAATCGTCACCTGGGACAACTCGATGGAGTGGGGATCGATTTGGGGACATCTTCCCGATCCCGATGTCGTCCTGCGCGATACCGGACTCGATGTTGCGGTCTTCGATTCGCTCCTGGCGGACGCTCACGTCTTTGCCTGCTATCAGTCGCGCAAAGCCGGGGTCCTGACTTCCGAATACCGAATCGACTACCCAAAGGGGGCCGAGCGAACCTCCAAGTATTTCGAGGAGTTGTTTCGACTCCTCAATATCGAGGATGTGGCAGCGCAGTTCCTCGATGCACCCTTCTACGGCTTTTCGGTGAATGAGATCATCTGGAAGGTCATCAACGGCCAGTATTTTCCGGTCGAGGTGGCGCAAAAACCAAACGACTGGTTTGTTTGGAACAAGAACAATGAGCTGCGCTTTCTTTCCCGCAAAGACCAGGAGAATGGCGAACTTATTCCAGCCAACAAGGTGATCGTGGTACGGCATTTCTCCACCTACAAGAATCCCTATGGTCTCAGGGTGCTCTCGCGCTGCTTCTGGCCGGTGGCCTTCAAGAAGGGTGGCAACAAGTATTGGATGCAGTGGATGGAGAAGTTTGGCATTCCCTGGCTGATCGGCAAGGTCCCGCGCGGGACCACTGCTGAGCAGCGGGATGCACTCCTCGAAAACCTGGCGACGATGGTTCAAAGCGCGGCGGCGGTCATCAACGACGATGAGACCATTGAGACCCTCGACGGGGGCCGGGGGCAAAGCAACCGCTCGAACAACATCTACATGGAGATGGTCAACAATGCCAATGCGGAGATTTCCAAGGCGATTCTGACCCAGACCCTGACTACCGAAATTGGTGAAAAGGGAGCTTACGCCGCCTCTCAATCCCACCTGGAGGTCCGCAACGACCTTTGCGAGATGGACAAGAAGCTGGTGGCGGTTGCCTTCAACCAGCTGTTCTCACTCTGTTGCGAGTTGAACTTCAGCGGAATGGTGCCGCCGGTCTTCACCTGGATTCGGGAAGAGGATCCGAAGGAATCCTACTCCAGGCGCGATAGCAACCTGGTTAGCCAGGGTGTGCGCTTCAGCGAAGACTATTACGCCCGCCAGTACAACCTGCGGAAAGATGAGTTTCGAGTCGAGGAGCCCGAGTCAGTCGGTTCCCTGGAAGCTCCCGGCAAGCAGAAGGACAACGAGCAGGTCCAGAACAAGCGACGGCAGGATGAGCGGCTGAAGAAACGGAAAGAACCAAAGAAGGAGACCGACGAGTGAAGATCAAAACGGTCCAGGATAAAGTGTGGGCCATTCTCCCAGCAAAACTCGAGGAGATCGATGCAGTGATCTGTCACTACCTCAACGGTGGCAAACCACTGCGCTTTGAACCGGTAGCATATTCGGTTGGGCTTGGCAGCAAAATCCCGGAGAGAAACTACAGCTACCAGCTCGATGATGGCGTGGTGATGCTCGACATCTATGGCACCATGGCCCAGCGCGCCAATCTCTTCACCAAATACAGTGGTGGGGTGTCAACCGAAGTGCTCTTGCGGGAGTTTCGCCAGGCGGTGAACGACCCTGCGGTAACGGGCATTCTCCTCAACTTTGACTCTCCCGGGGGAACCGTACACGGCGTCAAGACGTTCAGTGATGAAGTTTTCCGAAGCCGATCGATCAAGCCAATCGTCGCCTACACGGACGGGCAAATGTGCTCTGCGGCCTACTTTGTTGGTTCAGCGGCCTCTTGCTTGGTGGCTTCCGGAACCTCCCAGGTGGGCTCTATCGGAGTAGCACTCACCCATTACGACTACTCGAAGCGAGACGAGAAGGAGGGTGTCCAGCGAACCGAGATTTTTGCCGGTAAGTACAAGCGGATGGGCTCTGACAACAAGCCCCTCGACAAGGAAAGCCGGGAATACCTGCAGGAGATGGTCAATACCTATTACAAGATCTTTGTTGAAACCGTCGCCAGGAACCGTGGAGTTGAGCTGGACGAAGCCCTGGCGATGGCCGATGGCAAGGTGCTGATTGGAAATGAGGCCCTCGATGCTGGGCTTGTTGATCATATTGGCAATTTGGAAACGGCGCTTGCCGAAATTACTCAAACAAGGAGGGACTCTCCCATGAATTTCAAGAATGACGGTATTGTGGTCGGCACTGAGGAATGCAATCCCTTTGTGCTCACACCAATAATTGAGAACCCTACCCATCCTGAAGCTGAGACGGAAACGGTCTCTAATGTGGTTCAGGAGAAGGTTGCTGAAGATCTGCGCGACAGCGAAATCGCAGCCCTCAAGAAAGAGTTACTGGTGGCGAAAGTCACCAACCGGGTGGAGGCCCTGGTGCGCGACGGAAAGTTGACTCCCGCGGCGCTTGACGCCGGCCTGGTTGATCAACTCGCGGCCTTGCCGGAGGCCTCCGGCGAATGGTTTCTGGACTTCTTCGCCAGCTTCAAGCCGGTGGTCAGCTTCGGTCATATACTCACCGGCGATGAGACGGTTGCGAAAACCTCTGCGGAGGATGCCGCCGCCCTCGATATCGCTCGTCGTGTCAACCCTGACGCCAAACTGTAAGGAGATCAGATCATGGCAGGCATTCTTGGTGCAACCGTAAACACCGAAACAGAAGTCTCCCAGCTCACCAGAAGCAACAACTGGGGTGGGAAGCATGTGACCATTGCCGCCGAGGCCGGTGCAGTCAAGCGCGGCCAGGTCATGGGACAGATCACCGACACCTACAAATGGGTGCCGAGCAATCCGGCAGCCACCGATGGATCGGAAGTAGCGCGCGGGATTCTTGGAATCCTGGAGGACGAAACCATCACGGCGGACTGCACCCGGTTCATGTATGAGTTCGGAGAGTTTAACCTCAGTGATCTTCATTGGTTTACTGGGGAGACAGACGATCAGAAGGCAGTCCACCTTCAGCAACTCGAGGATCGTGCAATCGTCTGCGAGTAACAGCTTTGCTTTGTTCTGACGATTAACTCAGTTAATCACGGGAAGGAGATCTGAATGGACAATTTGTTCAAAACCCGCACCCTCACCAGGGCGGTGAATGCCATGCGTGCGCCAGGCCGCTACATCGCTCAGACCTATTTCAATCCGCAGCTTCGGGGCGAGGACACCGACCGGCTAGCCTTTGACATTATCTCGGGTTCCGAAGGGGTGCTCGCCAACATCGGGGTGGCCGAGCCGGCCGTCGTTGGCACCAAAACCGGTCGCAAGACGATCACCCTCACCGCCCCACGGCTTTCTGAAAAGCGTCTCATTCATACCTATGAGATGAACGCGCTTCGAGGCTTCGGGGTTCAGGGGATGACCGAGCGCCTCAAGACCAGGATTGCCCGCGAACAGTTCGACATGCGTAACAAGGTGGACCGGACCATTGAGTTCTACTGTGCCTATGCGCTCCGCGGGAAGATCTATGATTCCGATCTGAGCACGGTGTTAGTAGACTACAACCTGGACGAGGACCATGCTCCGACCCTCGAGGGGACTGGCCGGTGGTCTGACAGCGACGACTCCGATCCACTGGCGGACATCCGCGCCTGGAAGCTCCTGATCGAGGATGATTCGGGTCATGAGATCACGGGTTGGTCAGCCCTTTGCGGCAGCTCCGCGATGACCGCCTTGCTCAACAACGACAAGGTCCTTGAACTGCTCAAGTACACCAAGGGGGCGGAGTTGTTGGGGCGGGCACGTGTGCTCGATATCGCCGGAGTCAATATCGTCGAGTACAACGCCTCCTTCAAGGATACCGCCGGAGTACGCAGGCGCTTCGTGGAGCCCACCGACTTCATTTTGATCGGCGAAGGGGTGGATGTTTTTGACTTCCCTTACGCCAGGGTGGTCGATGAGGAAGACCAAGGCGGTGTTGGAAACGATGGAGCTCCCACGCTGCTTTTCAGCAACTCGTGGGTTGAGAAGGACCCTTCTGGCCGCTGGATCAAGGTCGAGAGTCGGCCTCTGCCGGTGGTGAAGCGTCCCGATGCAATCGTCCACGCAACAGTCACTGCTTCGTAACGACCTTTTGCCAGCGGGACCGTTCCAGGTTTGGGGCGGTCCCTGAAATGAGGTGGCCATGCTGTGTACAGTTAAGCAACGGTCGGTAAGGCAAAAGGGCAAGCTATACCGGCCTGGCGACCATATTGTGATCAATGATCCTGAGTCGATTCGATTTCTGACACAGGCCGGGATCGTTGCTCCGCTGGAGGATGTTGAACTTCCAGAGGACCTTACTCTGCCTCCTGCTGGTGATTTTACCCGGCGGCAGTTGATGGATGTCTTGAAGGCTCTGAAGATTCCATACATGGTGAAGATGACCAATATGGAGCTCTACTGGGCACTTTCCAAGGCCTTCTCCAAGGACCCTAAGACGGTGATCAGCGAGGTGATTGCGCTTGGCGTATAGCACTTATGCAGACGTGCTGGAGGAGATGCCGGGCGAATCGGTGCTGATCGAGCTGACCGACGATCCTGATTTCCCTTCCGGGCAGGTGGATGAGAGCAAGGTTGCCACTGCCATTGCCAGGGCGGACGGGATCATCGACGGTTATCTCTCGCAGCGCCTTCAGACCCCGGTTGACCCGGTGCCGGTGGCGATTACGGCAATCAGTGTCGATCTGGCCATTCATGCTCTCTACACGCGCAAGGAGGCCCTCCCGGAACAGCGGGAGAATCGCTACAAGGCCGCGATTGCGTTTCTGGTGCGCTTCGCCAGGGGCGATATCGGTCTTGGGACCTTGTCTGCGATGGATGAAGACAGTCCTCAATGGCCTCGCTGCTACAGTCCGGAGCAGGATTTCAGCGAAGAGATTTGGGCCAAATACTGATGAAAGTCACCGTGAGATGGCAGAGTGTCGGGTTGATGCTGGCGGCTTTGCGAACGCGGCTGAGCAATCTGTGGCCGTTTTTGATCAAGGCCGAAGCGGTACTTTCGCGCACCATTGCCGAAAACTTTGCGATGCAGGGGCGGCCTCGCTGGAAGCCGCGCAAGGAGCCAGCGTCTCATCCGCTGTTGGTCAAAACCGGGAAGCTGCGGTCGCAGGCAACCTCGTTGCAGCTGCTGAGGACTGCCGATGGAGCGCTCTACTTTGCCAATGTGGGGCCGGCTGGCGCGGCTCACGTACATGGTGTTGATGGCACCTTCATGCGTCGGGGGCATCCGGTTCGGATGAAGCTTCCTGCCAGGGACTTTATGACCGTGACCGCGACTGCAGCAAGACAGGTGGCCGATATGCTTGGCCGCCATGTGGTTGGGAAAAGCCATGGCTGATACAGATCTGAAGACCATTCAAACGGCAATCGAGGCCAGGCTCAAATCCGAGATGAGCTATCTCAAGGCGGTTGGGCCGCTTGGGGACGTGCTGGCGAAGAATCTGCCCGATGAATACCTGATCCTTTGCCCGTCGGTGCATGTGACGTTCTACTCGGGCTCTTTCCGGAAAGTCGGGGTGAGCTCGGACCTGCACGACAACACACTCACCTGGCATTTCTTTGTAATCGGTCGAAGCTATGTCTCGACTGTGAAGCTTCTTCAAGGCAGCGGGAGCACGAAAGGGATCTACGAGATTCTGGACGATCTCTACGAGTGCATGAACGGAACCGATCTCAGCCTTGGCATCTGGCCCTTCACCCCTGGTGAGCTGGTCCAGGAGCACTTGGATAAGAATGTGGCCATCTATTCTTGGCTGTTTACCACCGAAAGGAGGGTTTAGATGTCTGACAAGCTCTTTCGCAAAAGCCTGATCCTTGCCAAGGTTGAGAAAACCTACGCGACCGATCCGACTCCTGCTGGGACTGATGCGATGCTCACCTCGATCCCCGAGTTTGATTACAAGACGGACCGGCGCGAGCGGGATTATGTACGCAGCTCTCTTTCGCCAATTGGTTTCGGGGTTGGTGCGAGGCGGGCAACGCTGCGGTTTAAGACCGAACTGAAGGGGGCCAATGGGGCTACTGCTGTTACCCCTACTGATCTGGAGCCTCTATTCCAGGCCTGCGGCTGTACGGCCGCCGACAATTCAACTACGTCCCGGCAGTATACTCCGGCCGCCGATCCGGACGGAGAAGATACCTCGGCCACCATCTACTTTTGGATTGACGGAATCAAGTGGAAGATGCTTGGGGCACGAGGTACGGCAGTTCTCAACTTTGATACCGATGGGCACCCCTGGGTTGACTGGACTCTGACCTCTCTTTACGCGAATCCGACCGACACCGAGAACGCAACTGCAGAGGGGGTTCAGGTTCATGTGCCACCGGCCTGCCTCAATGTTGGGCTGACCATCGGCTCCTACTCGCCGATCGGAGTTCGCAAAGTAACGCTCGATCTCGGGATGGAGCTTGGCGAGGTCCAGGACATGCAGGAAGCAAGCGGCCTCTCCAAGATCTACATCAAGGGCCGGACGCCCAAGCTCACCATCGAGTGCGATGCCGATACTCTTGCCAACTTCGATCCGTTCTCACTCCACGAGCACGGAACGCTGAGCGCAATCAGCATGACGGTTGGCGACACCGCGAAGAACAAGGTGAAGATTTCCGCTCCCAAAGCCATGCTTGAGGAGCCAAAGGTGGTGAACGTCGATGGCCGGATGGGCTACCAGCTGAGCTTTTTGCTCACAGCCGACTCGGGAGACGACGAGTTCAAGATTGAAACCCTGTAACTAGAGGAATGTATGCGCGACCTTGGGAGCAACACTTACAAGCGGCGATTGAGGGGCTTTGGCGATGAGCATTATCTGCTGATTCGCCGCCCGACGTGTGAGGAACATGCGGCTTACGGGGCTTCCCTGATCCAGCGACGGGGCGGGAACATCCTGATGCGGGC